GAAGGTTCTTTGAACGGTAAAGGTAAAAAAGATTCTCTTAGATTTCCATTCGGTGCATCCACATCTCTGAACTCACCAGGTTGAATAGATTGTGCATCATCGCGAACTCTAATACCTCTGACTTTAAAACCAGAAGGTAAGTTCGATAAAGTTCCGGCGTCTAATAACTGTCTTAATGCAGCAGTCGCTGTTCTGGATAAACCACCAATCATATGAATTAAACCAAAGCCATAGAAACCGAGACCAGGTAAAAACTTAAAGTGTGTAAAATAACTAATTCTTTTCTTCTTAGGGTCTTGCGGGTCGTAGTTTCTCTTAATTGATAATACTTCACGACTACCTTCTTCAATCGTCACGATGTAAGGTAATTTAATTCCTGTGGGCTCACCAGTCTCGTTGTTTATATCTTCAAAGTTTTCTAAATCTAAATCAACATGACATTCTAAAAGAGTATACATGTCTGGGTCTTGTTCTGATTTTCTAACCCCTTCAATACTTCTTTCCTTTTTTGCAATATCATCTTCTTCACTGTAAGGATCACCTAAATCAATATCTCGATAAAAACCATTCACTTGTTGCTTTCGTAAATCGTTTTTCGAAATATGTATTTTATGAATAATGGTGTCTGCATCGTCAAGCGATGTTGCTGAGTACGGCACTAGCAAGTCATCCGCCGGAACAAATTTAGAAACGGCTCTTCCTAACATTCCGTCGTAGTAAACTTTTTTAAACGTCGAACCGGCTAACGGTAAATAGAATAACATCTGATCAAATTCCGGCTCATACTCTTTCATCTCTTGCATGATCTGATAGTTCATGAATTCTTTCACACGTTCCGCTTGTTGTTCTTTTTGAGGATTCGGAGCTCCGACTTGTTGAGTTCTCACGGGTCCTGATGCCGGTAGTAATTCTTTATACGCTTGCGCTTGGAATTGAGTCACGGCTTCGGCTAACACCGGATGCGTCACTCCACTTGCACCTTGAAAGGGTTCAGTGCGATCTTCATATTTGAAACCTAATAAGTCTAAACCTTTGGTGTAAGTTTGTTCCCAATCTCCACGCGATTCTTTGTAGTCGACATATAAACCTTTCAGCTCACTGCCTAAAGGATCTAAAATATCATCATCTAAATATTCTGCTAAGTTGGCAAAGTGTTCTTGACTTCCTTCTCCAATTGCTTCTTGAGGATCGAAGTTAATCTCAACGCCGCCGTCTTCGGTTTCGACGACTTCAATTTGTTCGTCTTGGGGTTGTAATTCTTTTGCTACTTCTTGTTCTAAAACTTGTTCTATTTCTTGTCCTGGAACTTCGAGGGATACCTTTTGGTTAGGTAATGATTTATCGATTTCAGCCATTTAGATATTCTACTTGTATTTGAATAAAGATGCAACACCCTCGGACATCGGTCCGCGGGCCGGTGGAATGGTATCTGTCAGTCCACCCATCGCGAATCCTTGACCATAAGACTGTAGTCGTAATTGAACTTCTTCATCACTCATTTTGTCCACATCTAATTCGGAAGCTCCGGGAGCCTGACTTTGTTGAATTAAGCCTTTTAAAATATCTCGAGGATCTGGTTGTGTTGTATCAACATAACTCGATACTCTTTCCTCAATTGTTGGTTTTCTTAAATCGACAATCGGTTGTGTATCATCTTCTTGTTGACCTGGAAAAAACTTTTGAAATAACTCCTTAGCAATTCCTAAAGTGATACCACCAGGTACTAAAACTTTTTCTGCTAATGCCGGGATAATTCCTCTTGATTCTCTTGGTGTAGGTAAAAACCCTGCATAGTTAATTGCATTAGGTCCGGCAACAGAACTAGGTGCATTTACTTTTGTTGATTGAGCAAAAGAAGGAGTGGATGCTTTACCACCAAATAAAGCTCTACCTGCATCACCAAAAAATTCCCCTATAGTCGGAGGGCTAGCTGTAAATCTTCCTGTGTAATCTTCTGCGGTTGCGCCTGTTCTAAAAACAGGTTTACCACCGGCGTGTGTTAAACCTTTCACGGTTGGTGAGCCGGGTAAAAACTGTATTCCTCTACCATAGTCTGCGGCTTTTTGTAATTCGGCTTCTCTCTTTTTAGAAATCTCACCACCGGTCATGATGTTCTGCATCAATTGAGCGGTGTTCGCTTCTCTTTGTCTATTTCTATCTGCGGTGGCTGTTTTACTTCCCATGTTATACCTTTAATGTGGCGATACCGCCGTTACTAAATTCACTGGACTCCATGTCTTTAACAATCTGCTGGAATTCTTCTTTGGAAGGCATTCCCATTGCTTCGTTAATTGATTCATATAAATCTAAACCTTGTGACATTAATTGCAAGGCATTTATTACCTTAACAGGCGGATATCTCTTGGCTAAAGCCTTAACTACACCCTTAAGATTAAACCCTTCCTTTTTAGCGGGAAGGTTGGTTTTTTGTTCTATTTGTTTAGGTTCTGCTTTTTTTGTTTTTTCTTTATAGACATCCGGCGCTACGAGATTTTTCCCAATCTCTGATAAGTCCTGAGCGACTTGCATAGGAGCTTCATTTTCATTTAACTGTTCCAAAGAATTAAATTCTAAATCCGGTGATTCCATATCGCCGGAATAATAAAAATCGGATGCAATATCCACACCCCCTAAATCACCACCGTCATCTTGCATTTGTCCTTGGTAATTAATTTCATACAAAGGTATTTCATAATCAGCATATTCGGTTTCACCATCCGGTCCGGGATAACTTCCTACGGATTGTCCTGTGACTTTGAAACCATAATCATTTAACCCCGTTCCACCGCTCGTGACACTCTCATAAGAAGGTTCGGTAAACTCAACCGTCTTTCCATCACCGGTGATCGCGGTATACACATTTTCGCCTCCTGGACCCGATGTGACCGAGATAGCATTTTTCTTAATCAGATTTCCAAAACTTAAATAATCAAACGGAACATTCTTGGCAACTTCTTTAGCCGCTTGAGTTTCCATAATTCCACCTGTACCGGAAGAAGGAAGAATTTGAGAAGCTCCTAATCCTGCAATACCTTTAGCACCCGTCTTTAAAAACTGACGACGGCTGATTGGATCAACAAAAGTTTTTTTGATATCGCTTCCCATTTAGTAATATACTCGTTTATGTTTGTAGAGAGGTTCGTCTTTTTCATCTTCCGGATGTCCAATAAATCCTCCCTGTCTAAATCGCATCACGGCTTGTGTCATACTATCGACCAAGTCATCATGATCCCCATAAGGAAATGCCGCGCATTCCTCAATTACCTCTTCACAGTATTTATCGTCGGTTGCCCATATCTGTCCCGCTTCGAATAACGGTGCGACAGCGTTGACGCGAGCGTGTTTATCATTTCCACGACTCGGTGTAAAATTTATAACAGGAATACCGGCACGGCGCAATTCAAAAGTCAGCGGCATCCCACTGGCTTTGCCTTCTACAATGACACTTTCCGGTTTCCAATATTGATACTGATCAAAGGCTACTCTTTTCAGTTCGGGAAACTCAAATCGGTCTTTCACCACATCCAGGAGAATGAGATTCGGTCCGCTGTCCTCGGTCGGATAAAAGACGCCCCACGTGGTAATGGCACTAAAGTCCGCTGTTTCTTTTTTCAAAAAGGCGGTATCATAAGATTGAATGACATGATGCAAAGGGGGCATTTCTTTGTCCCAGATCTTCCACCATTCCCTTTTGATAATCGAGCCTTCTTCGGCGGTGGGATTTTGTTGGTACTGAGCATTCCATTTACCAATCGCCACGGATGCTTTCACTGCTTCTAATTCTTCTAACTTCCAATACTCTGGCCACAGAGGTTTATTGGAAGGTAAGATCGCCGGAAACTCAATCACTTCCCATTGATCGGCTTTGGATTCTTTTTGTGCATTGATCAGTCGTCCGGTTAAATCTTTGGTATTCCATCTCGTCATGACGACAATAATAATACCACCGGGTTGCAAACGCTGACGAGGACCGGAAGTATACCATTCCCAGGTTCGCTCGAGCGCATTGATGTTCAGCGCATCTTGTTCCGAATGAGGATCATCAATGATAAGGAGATCCGCACCGCGGCCCTGTCTTTCTACCTCGTCGTCGATGCCTTCCTGGAATTCGTCTATCGGTATCCCGAGCGCAATGTCTTCCGGGTGAGCGCGCCTCGCTACATCGCCGAGATGGACATGGACAGCGGATTGACCCGCCGCCTGGCCGACGACGACGGCAGCGTGCGCCTCGATGGCACCCCGCTATTCACGTTCTCCGACGGCAAGAAGGACTGGCTCTTCGACGGCTGCACGAACAATTCCATCTGGCCGACGCCCGTTCCCGCGGCTCTGACCGGAGCGCCGAGTTCGTATGGGGATTGCCGCTATCGGATGAGATTCAACCCGGATCGTATCACCACACGCATGGATCCAGGGTGGACGCGGTTCGATCCGACGCACTTCACCGTGCCGGGCAAATGGATCTCCCCGGAGGGACCGCCTGCCTGGGCGCGGATCATTGCGGTCGACGACCACGGCAAGGAAGTGGAGGCGAAACCGGGTACGAAGCTGAAAATCGCCGCCGCCGAGCTGGCCTTCCCCGGCGCCCAATGGAGCCTTGCCTTTGCCTTCACCCCGCCGCAGCCGGTGACCGTCAACGGCACCGAGATGCAGTTCCCCCTCGGCTCCCTTACCGGCGATACTTGGTCGATCGGTTTTTGCAACCCCGGCCAGTTGGACGCATGGCGGAAAGTGCCATAATCAACGCCCTGCCTTTCGCCGGAGAAGCAGGGCGAAGGCAGGCATGATCAATTCACGTACGGATGAAACACCGAAGTAATTCTTCCTGGGTCCTAATCGCAGAAAAGGAGCCGGTTGTGAGCAAATTACGTGACGGGTCCCCACTGCTCGGAACGCGGGCGGTCGCGATCGCCTGCGTGGTGCTGTTGAGCGCGGGCGCGGTGCGCGCGCAAAACCGTTGGGATGCCATGTACAACGTGAGGATCGAGAACGTGACGGTCGTTCCGCGCGACGCACGGACCGCGACAGTGAAGTTCGACATTTCCTGGCCGGAGTCCTGGTGCGACAAGACCAACCACGATGCGGCCTGGGTGTTCTTTAAGGTGCGGGCCGATGGCACGGCGGATTGGCAGCATGTCCGGCTGGTCGCGGACAAGGTGCTTAACCCGACGGGCTATGGTCAGGAGAAAGGCGGCACGCCGCTGGATTTCATGGTGCCCGACGGCGACGACGGACTGACCGGCATGTTCGTGCGTCGCGCGGCGGAGGGTGACGGCCCGTTGGCGGGGCGTGGCGTGACAGCGGTCTGGGACCTGATGGCGAACAAGGGAATCACGAAGGACCTGAAAGGGGTGAGCCTACGTCCCTTCGCGATCCAGATGGTGTATGTGCCCGAGGGGCCGTTTTGCCTGGGCTCGGGTGGGTCGGAGCTGAACGGATTCTACCAATACACCGACGGCAGCCAGGCCACGCGGCCGTACCGGGTGACCAGCGCCGGCGCGATCCCGACCGGTCGCCGAGAAGGCCGGTTGTGGGTGAGGATGCGCGAGGGCGACATGCCGGAGGACGGCGGCGAAATACCGGCGTCCTTTCCCAATGGCTATGCGGCCTTTTACTGCATGAAGTACGCGATCACATGTGTTCAGTACGCCGAATTTCTGAACACGCTGTCCGCGGCGCAGGCAGAAGCGCGCCATCCTGGATCGCGTTGGACACGTACCGGAGAACCTCCGACTTGCACCTATTCGGCAGAAGAGACGGGCGGCCGGAACTACGGTCCTGGGGCCCACGGGTTGTCCTGGGCTGACGCGACGGCATTCGCGGCCTGGGCGGGGTTGCGTCCGATGACGGAGTTGGAACTCGAGAAAGTCCTGCGCGGGCCGCGCGACCCGGCGCCGGACGAAGTTGGCTCATCGTACTGGAGGGTGGGCGGATTTGACACCTGGGACTGGCACGCGTTTAAGGGAGCTGGTCAGAGTGAGCGAACAGTAACGGTCGGCAATACCGCCGGACGCAAGTTTGCGGGCACGCACGGCCGCGGCACACCGACCTCGCCCGCCGACTGGCCGCAGGACGATGCCGTCGGCGCCGGGATGCGATGCAGTTGGTATACCCCCAGCTATCCCCGAGATGCAGAACCTTACCCCCGCGGGGTTCACCTTATAGGTCTCGACTTGCCTCGCACGCGCACGTCGGACCGCCTCCACGCAGCCTTGGTGGACCCTCATCGGCATCCACACCACAAATGGCGCGGCGTGCGCACGGCGCCGAAGTTGGAGAAGTGTTCGGTAATCAGTCATCAGTAATCGGTAGTCAGTGATAGGTGGTCAATGACAGAGTCCGACCCGTCCGACCCGTCCGACCTGTCCGACTAATCCGACAAACAGAAGGGTGAACGTAATGATCGACAAAACGAGAAATGGGATATCTGCAGTGCGCGGGTTGGTGCTTCTGGGCGCGGCCGTGCTCTTCGCAGGCATGTCACCCGTCCTGGCAAACGACCACGCCCAGGCGCGGTTCCGGGCCAGGGGGAAGGCCGATTCCATCCGGATCGACAACGTGCGCTGTTCCGACGCCCCCGCCGCCGGACAGAGCAGCGTCACGTTCGATCTGGCCTGGGACCATTCCTGGCGCGCGGCCTGGG